CTGGGGTTTTACAATATCTTCCATTGTATTCATCCAAATCTCCAGAATTTGTAAATTTATAATCCTTTATGAAGAATCCACCATCAAATCCGGAGGGTCTATTTTCAATATTGGAAGTGTTTAAAGTATATCCAGAAACTAATCTCTTAATTTGAGAATTATCATCTTCTGGATCTGAATATCCATAAGAACCGTAGATTGGATTTCCATCATATGCCCAACCAATAATTGGTGAATGGGACTCTCCACTATCATTCAATTCATCTTGAATTTTTTGGGAATATCCACAAACACTGTACTGTAAATTATTTTTAGAAGAAGTGATTAATTCATTTGAAATTTCTCTACTATCTTTCTCTTCTCCATATAGGAAAGTTTTATTGGCAGATATTGATCTTACTTGTGGATCTAATATTGCATTTTTGCCAGCAGGCACTACTGATATTGATGTATTTGTATTACTATATCCAGATCCAGGATTTACAATTACTGTATCAACAATTTTATTATTAACAATTACTGGTCTAATTACAGCACCAGTTCCACTACCAGTTACTACTATATCTGGAGTAGAATAATACTCGGATCCTCCATATTGAATGTTTACATCTTCTATCCTTCCATTTATAACTATTGGGATAAATTGAGCATTTTTTCCATTTTTTATAACAACTTGCGGTTTCTTGTGAACGTTAAGAATGTTAGATCCATAGTCCAATCCTTGCTCATAAACATAAACATCAGCAATCTCCCCTCTTATCACAGGAGTGGCAACGATAGATCCAATAATCTGGGTACTACCAACACCTACAGAACTATAAGTTACAGATAAAGAAATTTCCGGATAATTGAAAATTTGATATCCAGATCCCACACTCTCAAACTTAACATAATTTCTTCTTTGATAATTTTCTATGGATGTTCCGGCAATACCTGCATTGGCAAGTCTGAAAGTACTATCGTCTAACTTAAGGATATGGTATTGATTTGTTGTAGATAGACCACTAATTCCAGAAGTTTGATAAGTATAATTTACCAGTTCTCCATCCAAAAATCCGTGATTGGTAAAGGAAACCGTACTGTCAACTGTAGATATTCCAATGGGATTTACTCTTAATTTTCTATTTTGATAATTTGAACCTGGATTTATAATTTTAATATCAGTTAAGGTCTTCTTTGGTTCTGTTTTAAATTTGTGTGTTCCAGAAGTACCAATTGTGGTAAAACCTACTGTATTAATTCCCGATCTATAATCAGATAATTTTTGATAAATTTGAATTGTAGTATCACTAATATATTTTGTATAGTAAGTAGCACCAGTTTTCAGTGTTAATCCTGTGTTGGCATTCGATCCAGCATAGATTCCAATTCCTAATGGAGAGTTATTTACAGAATCGTAGATGATTGGTTGACCATTTACTAAACCGTGAGGGGATGGGAATGTAATCGTCTCAAATGTAGTATCTACTCCTCCACCAAACCCAAGTTGTTTAGCGTCAAATTCTATTTCTCTTCTTCTTGTAACAATTACTGGTTCAAATGATGATCCTTTCCCATTTCCTCCAGTAAGTGATATGGAAATTAAAACATCAATATCAAAATCCTGGGGATTTACATAAATTTTTTCAACAGAACCTTTAACGATAGGTTGTAAAAGAGATGATCCGGATGATGGTGAAACTAATGGTGGATCAATTACATCATAACTTGTTCCACCATTTAATACATTAACCCCTGTTAATGGTCCATAATAAATCTTATCATCTGTTTTATAACCACTAATTTCAACACCATTGATCAGCATACCAACCGATCCTACTGGTGTTGGATCAGATTTGCCATCAGAAATATTTACATCAAGTGGAAACTTTCTTAAAAGTGTTTGTGCTGATATTAGATTTTGTTTTTGAGTATTAAGAGTAAAAATATGTGTGCCTGATGTCAATTCGCCAAATTCAATATAACTATTAGTTCCGACAAAAGATCTTGATGCATACAAACGAATCTGAGTCTTATCATTAATTACTTCAACGTAATAAATTCTTTCAGACAATCCAGAAATGGGAGAATCTGAGAATGAATAGTATATTTCTGAACCAGTAAAAAAGGATACTTTTTCAGAAAAATTTAAGATTGAATATTTTCCAGTATCAGAATCTTGTCCAGACACTGAGAGTGCATCATACTTGAAGATATTTTTATCAATCTCATATGATGGTAATGAGTTTGAAGCAACATACATATACTCATCATTTTCATTATATACATTTTGAATATCTGATGTTAAAGAGTTATATTCAAGAGGAACAGTCAAACTAGAACATACATTTAATTTTCTTCTGATATCATAATCAAATGATGAATTTAAAGCAAAAGAACCATCAGTAGTAACTTGATTGTTATTGATTTGAGTTACGACTAATCCAGAAAAAATTATAACCTCACTATTTCTATTTAAAATATCAATCGTATCACCAATCTTTAGACTTGATTTATCAATTGAACTCTTGATATTTACCTGAGAGATTAATCCTGAAGAAAAACTATCTATTTGATATCTGGAACTTGTATTATAAATCCAACTATTTGCAAAAATTTCTTTAAAAGTTTTGTCTTGATCTGGATTTTCAATAACTTCCCCAAGATTTCTGATCCCAATTTCTTCTCCAATATCAATTGAAGAACCTTGCGAGATTACTTTAAAATTGGATAGTACTCCAGTGAGTCTTAATTCAACTTTATTTGATACATCTCCATTTTCATATCCATAATAAGTTTCATCGGATCTAATAATATCTGTTGGATTCAGTTGCTCAACAATTCCAGAACAACCAAAAAATTGGTTAATACTCTTACTTGTATATGTAATAGTATTATTTCCAGAATATAAGGTTCCTGATTCTGGAAATCCAATTGTAGAATCTACAGTAATAATTTCAGAATCAATTAATTCTGTATGAATTACTTTTGTACTTCCGGTAATATTGAAAGTTCCTGTTATAGTTGGAAAAGAATCATCATATCCAACAAATAAGAGTAATTTATAATATGTTTTTCCACCTCTTCGAATTATTTCAACTTCCGAAACAGAAGCACTGGTATTATCATCTGTGCTTTTTTTGATAGTTTGTCCAGAAAGAAGTAAAGGATTCCCAGAAATTCTTTCTGCAACAACTACTTCTCTTCTAATAAATGTTGCAGAAGATGGTTTGATTAAGAATTTTTCTAAATCAATAACTTTTGGCGTCTCTCCAAATAAGATATTGAAAAGAATTCTAAATGATTCTTCAGTTCCTTTTGACTGATATAATGTTTTTGCTTCTCTAATGAAGTTGCCTACATTTAGATCGGAGACAAAATCTACGCTCTCTAGTCCTGGGGTTAAAGAATATTTGAGTTTTTTATAAAATTCTTGTAGAAAAAGTGCGCTTAGATTCTCTACATTAGCACTATCATTATGTTCTGAAGCACTAGATTGTGAAAAAACTAGATCTTCTGAATTTAATTCTTTATGATAATTCGTGATCGCACTAAATCCGCGAATACATCCAGTAAATGTAGTTGCTGTAAGTCCAGTATATGTAATTATTTCATCATTAATCTTCAATAATCCATAAGTTGCTGGAAATCCCTTTGTACTTTCAACAGCAATAGTTGTGGATGTAGATGAAATATTCCCAACCAAAGTTGTAGACCCTACTACAACTTCTGGAGTTAAACTATCTAATTTTAGATATTGATCTAAATTCTCCCCAATATCAACAGGTCCTCCCTGATATTCTTGGGAAATGTAGTATTGCTTTAGAAATTCAGCAGCCTTTGGACTTTCATCTAAGATAAATTCTGGAAGTTGATTGTCAATAATTTGCTGAACCTTTACCCTAGATTCAAAACCAGTTTGTATCATATTACGACCTCGTTAATTCCCCGTTCGAATAGCTTGATCTATAAGAGTCTTTTGAAAATACCACACCCGATATATCATCGCCAGATGCAATAACATCCTTAATCATATTTATTGTGCTTTTAGAAACATCAAATGAAATATACAGATCCTTAAGACCTATGACATCGTTTGATTCTGGGAACGCTTGGATTTCAATAATATCCCCATCCAAATCAGTTGAAGTAATATTTAAAGCACCAAGAAGAATCTCACCAGTTTCATAATCGACTGTTCCGGCAGATTGAACCACAACTGGAGTTTTCATTACCGAAGTTGTACCAACACCAGAAATTACTGGATATGGTTTTACAATCGAAATTATTCCAGTTTTTAAATCTTCATTAGGAGTATCTGTAAAATATACCGTATCCACTTCTCCGGAAATTTTAAATCCAGTTGACTTAATATTTTTTCCTGCAGAATTTAC